GGTCCTCCCGGGATGACATTTACCCGCCGCGTGCTGGATGTGGGATACCCGTATATTTACTTCCGGGAGATGGATCAGCGGGCATATCGCAAGAAAACCCGCAACCCGGGCTGGTATTCCAACGAGAAGAACAAGCTTTCACTGTTGAGTAATTTCGCTACCAGCATAAAAACGGGTGAGTATTGTATCCGATCTGAGCTTTTAATTGATGAGTGCAAACAGTACATTTACAAGGACGGCAAGGTCGTTCACTCAAGGAGTATACGCACACGGGACGATTCTGCTAAAGGACAAGCGCATGGGGATCGGGTCATTGCAGCAGCACTGGCCTGGCACGGAATCAAGGATCGACCGGTAGCACCGAAATCGGAAGAGACTTTTACTGAGGAAATTCCCCAAGGTAGCATGGCCTGGCGTTTTCAGAATGAAGACGAGAGGACATCCGATCTCAAGGATGAGTGGTTGTGAATCCGAATAATTCGCGTGACCGGGAACGGTTATTCAAGGCGATCGAGCTGTCTACACGGCAGCTGCGACCTTTCCGTGAGAAGCGGGAGAAGCTGATACGCCAGTACGTGGGATCTAACTACGGCAGTGGCGGCAGTGATCGTGAGATCATCGTTAATCTCATGTACCAGACTGCCGAGGCTTACATGATGACACTCGCGGCTCAGAGGCCGCGAGTGCTGGTCACTTCCAAGTACGCTGACCTGACATGGTTTGGCAACTATTTCCAGGTTGCCCTGAACAACCTGATCAAGGAGATTCACCTGGAGGACACCCTCCGCAAGTCTGTGCTGGACGCATTCTTTGCGATGGGGATTGTCAAGGTTTACACCGGTGACGCGGGTATGGTTCAGCTGGAGGGGGAGGATGAGTGGATAGATCCGGGCAAACCGTTTGCCGAGAACATCTCGATGGACGACTTTGTTTACGACACCCGCGCTACCGGTTGGAACAGGATCAAGTATTGCCTGAACAAGTATCGTGTTTCCTACGAGAAGATGATGGAGGATGATGCTTACGACAAGAAGGCCAAGGAGGAGCTGCGTCCTGACTCTAATTACAGTGATCGGGAAGGGACAACGGGTGAGCAGCCGGTCAAGGATCTCCTCTATCCTGAGCGGGATGCTGATGATTACGAGCCGATGATCGACCTGATGGACGTATGGCTTCCCGAGGAGCAGATGATTGTCACCTGGGCGGTCAACAAGCACATGGAACCACTCCGCATCATGGAGTGGAATGGCCCCGAAGGAGGGCCATTCCACATATTATCCCTGGCAGCGGACGTGCCTGACCATATCATGCCGATATCCCCGGCGATGAACCTTTCGCCGCTGAACCAGCTGATCAATGGCCTGATGCGGAAGCAGCAGCGACAGGCACAGAGACAGAAGGACATTCCCTTTTACCAGTCAGGACATCACGACGATGCCAAGCGCCTTGAGCGTGCCAGTGACGGTGAGTGGACGCGGGTGGATAATCCCGAGAGTGTCAATGTGATGAAGATGGGTGGTGTGGATCAGGCGAACCAGGCGTTCGGTATCTCCATGCAGGATCTGTTTGACCGTATGGCAGGTAATCTGCAGCTGATGGCGGGACTCGGTCCGCAGAGTGGAACACTCGGCCAGGACCAGATGATCAAGTCGTCCAACAGCAAGCGGGAAGCGAACATGCAGTACCGCATCGTCCGCTTCACCACCGATATCTGCCGCGACCTGGGCTGGCTGCTGTGGAATGACTCGGTGATGGAGACACAGGGAAGCTACGAGGTGGCGGGGCAGGATATTCCGGTATCGTGGACTCCCGAGCTGCGTGAGGGAGACTGGCTGGACTACAACTTTGAGATTGAGCCTTACTCGATGCAGTACAAGTCTCCCAGTGAGCGACTCACCGGAATCACCAACTTCATCAGCCAGATCGCCATGCCAATGCAACCGATGATGCAGGAGTATGGCGGCACGATCGATATCCAGGAACTGGTGGAGATCTACGCGGAGCTGATGGATATGCCACGGCTCAAGCAGATTGTGAAGTTCCAGGAGCCGAAACAGGACAGGCCTGGGCCGCAGGGGCAGCCCCCAGCAGCCCCTGCCCATACGGTCAGGGAGAACGTAAGGACCAACGTACCCACGGGTGGTACGCAGGAGAGTCGTAATCATGTTATGCAGCAGATACTGATGGGCGGGTCACCCAATAGTGACCAGGCCGGTCAGTTCGGAAGGCAAAGCCAATAATGCCGGGACCAAGGAAATACCTCTGGCGGGATGACGATGGTGAGATGCGGTGGCATGACCACCCTGTGCCGGCTCGAGGGGCAGAGAAGGGTGAGACAACTCGTAACTTTGGTGCGAACGGATGGTCGACGGGGCTGAAATCAGAGGGAGCAGCAGTACACAGTAGCCAGGTGAATGAGTTCCGCGAGGACGCTCAGAAGGCTGGTTTCACAGGAGTGGAGTTTTCAGATTCGGGAGAGGTCAACTTTTCAAGTCGCGGGCAGAGGGCAAAGTACCTTCGGCATCGCGGCATGTATGACCGCGATGCCGGTTATGGTGATGCCTCCCCGAATCAGTTTTAAGGAGAAGCCAAATGGCAGAAGAAAAAACAGCCGAAGTAGAAACAGAAGAAGTTGAACTCACCGATCGTGATCTTGACGTGATCGACAAGGTCGAGGAAGAGTTTGAAGAAAACAGAAGCGACGACGATGAGAAATCCGTTGTCGTGGACGATGCAGGCGATGACGCAAGTGCCGCCAGCGAAAAGGCTGAGAAAGAGGAAGTGAAACAGGAAGATGAGCTGTCCGCGCGGGCCAGGTCATACGGACTGGATCCTGACTCTTTCACAAGCCGGGAAGCCCTGGAGCAGAACGTTGGTGCTGTGGAGCAGAGCTACGCGCAGTTCTACGCTTACCAGCAGCAACAGCAGCAACAGGCACAGTCGCAGTACCCTGTCCAGCAAAATCAGGATCAGCAGCAGCCAGTGGCTCCTGTTGAGTTCAGGATTGATCTGGATGAGGACTACGATGAGGGACTTCGGGATGCGATTAACGGGATGGCCGATAAAATGAGCGGTCATTTCAATAATCAAATGGAAGTCCTGGCCCAGCATATTCTGAATCAGCAGCAATATGTCGGACGCTTTGCCAACCAGGAGCAGATGCTCCAGCAACAGGCAGAGTTGGATGACTTTGATACTGCTGTTCAGTCGCTGGAAAGTGGTAACCTTTTTGGCAGTTCCAAGTATCAGGAGACAGAGACTGGTAGTGAGGCGGCCCAGAATATGGAGCAGCTTTACGACCGGGCTTACACTCTTGCATCTGGCTACGTGAGCCAGGGACAGGAGGTTCCCCGGATGAAGGAACTTGTCGAGCAGGCTTACCGTGTTGTGTTTTCAAACGAGGTCGATAACCAGAATCGGCAAAGGTTTAACAATCGGATGCGCAAGGCATCCAATCGTCGTCTTGGAGGGGGTCGCTCCACAAAGGAGACTGGTCCCCTGCTGGGCGAGGATGAGATCACTAATGACCCTGTCCTGAAGGATGCCTACGACGGCTTCCTGAAGGAGAACGGTGACCTTTGACGTTTCGCAGAATAAGGATATCTTGCTATGGCATTAATGCCTGATCAGCTAGATGACTTTATTTTACTTACGCTTGATCGTTTCAAGCGTAAGCAATGGGTCGACCTTTCTCTGGATAACCAGCATCACGTCTTTGCGTCAAAGTTTCTCAAAGGCAAGGGCAAGGATCCAGAAAAAGGCGGTGTTCAGTTGAACTGGAAAGTCCAGACAACTAATACCGGTACGGCCAAGCATAGCGAGTTGTTCGCTGTGGATGCCACTGGTGTGAAGGATCTCATGACTGAGGCCAAGCAGCAGTGGAGTAAGCAGACTGTGAACTTCTCCTATGATGTGGATGAGGATGCTATGCAGAGTGACTCGGAGACTATTATCCGAGAAATCTCTGTGCGTCGTCACTCCATGTACAACGATTTCTTTGAGCTGATGGAAACGGCCCTGTGGTCGGCTCCCAGCGGCAGTACGCAATCTCCTCGGCCTCCGAGTGGGATTCCGTTCTGGATTCAGAAATCGACGACAACTCCCGGCGGTGGATTCACCGGCGGGAATCCGAGTGGTTTCTCTAGTGGTGCCGGTGGAATCTCCACCAGTACGGTCGCTAACTGGAAGAACTGGTCATTTAACTATACGTCCGTGAGCCGTGACGACCTTGTCGCCCGTGCTCGCAAGGCGATTGAGTTCTGCTACTTCCTGGCACCTCGCCAGTTTGCAGAGCTTGGCGCTGGCAAGGGCGATAGTGACTGGGGCTTCTTCACGACCTATTCCGTTTTGGAAGACCTGGAAAAACTCCTGGAAGGTAGGAACGACAACTTGGGTGTCGATCTGGCCAAGTATGCTGGAAGCGTGGTTCTCAAGGGTAATCCAGTCGTCTGGGTTCCTTACTTGCAGAACAACGACTCAAGCAACCCGTTCTACGGGGTGAATTTCCGAGTGTTTAAGTACTTCTTCAAGAAGGGCAAGAACCAGGTTGTTCATCCTCCCCAGAAAGCCGCAAGGCAGCATACGGTCCGCGAGGTCCATATGGATAACTGGGGCAACTTCACTTGTTACAACCGGCGTCGAGTGTTTGTCGGATATGTAGCCTAGCGATAAGGAGATGAGCAATGGCTGATCTATATACCAAACCGCAGGCGAAATCCGGCTCGATAAGACGCGGGTTATCGCCAACCATGTGGCACCAGGCACCACTTACTCAGATTATGAGTGGTGACCTGGGAGAAGGGTTTGCAATCATAGATGACTTCTTGACGTTTAACGATGAGAGTCCCTGGATTGTGACCAACGCTACTGCTGGTACCGCTGCGCTGGATGATGCCAAGGGAGGAGTCGTGTTGCTGGATTCAGCAAGCACGTCAAACGACCAGGGTGTCCAGATTCAGTTCGGTGGTGCGACGGGAACCGAAAGTTTCCTGCCGTCAGCAGCTGCGAAGATTTACGTGGAGGCTCGCATTAAGGTAGCGGATATCGGGACCAGTGGTTCTGATACCTGCAACTTGTTGTTTGGTCTGACTGAGGTTGACACCACGGTGCTTGCATCGGGTGCAAACTCAACAGCCAACCACATTGCCTTTGAGCATCTTGATGATGACGGGAACCTGGACTTCCACTCCGAGTCGAGTGGAAGCCGGTCCAGCAGCTCTGCTGTTGATACCCTGTCGGACGGAACTTACTTCAAGCTTGGATTCATCGTTGATGGAACCAGTTCGGTAACTCCGTACATCAATGGCATTGCGGGTACTGCAATTACCAGCAATATCCCGACGACAGAACTGACACTGACGCTTGTGTGTCATTCTGCCGGGACAACGGATCCCATTCTCCATGTAGATTGGGTTGCCGCTTGTCAGGCGGAGCATATTGCTAATTAGCACTCCTGTGCGCTCGTTGGGTCAGGGAGGTTCTCCTTGACTTCCCTGGCCCAGCTTTTTTTAACCTTTCAAGGAGAGAGACGCGGGAGTTTAGAGATGCCAGTTACAGACCAGCAGTCAAAAGACGCATGGCGCAAGAAAGTGGCAGCGGCCATCAAGGGGGCCAAGTCCTCCAGCAAGGCCAAGTCATCCGGGAAAAAGAAAACGAGCAAGGAGAAAAAGAATGGCTGATAGTAACTTCCTGATAGCTGACCTGTTTGAGGCCAGGCAGGGTGATGTGTCGCAGGGCGAGGAGGACATCCTCGATGCGGCGCACAAGCTCTTTCATCTGCGAATGAGCGGACCCCTTCCTTGGGATACCCAGGTTGCAATTGTTGTCCTTTCCAATCAGATCAAGGACGCATTGCGACCGAAGCAGAAAGTGACAAGTGAATGAGCTTTTTGCGTAATACTGCCGTAACTGGTTTCACCTTTGCAATGGTGAACAAGTCCTCCGGTGCTGCCCTGACGGGCGTTGCCGGTGCGATCGGGAAGTACCACACCAAGGATGGTGGCACCCAGGCTTCTCTCTCGGGAACAATTGCCGAGGAGGGGAACGGGCAGTACAGCATTGATCTTACGGCTACGGAAATGAACGCGGGGATGGTTGGGCTGCTGTTTACGCACAGCAGCGCGATCCCCGTTCAGTTCACGATTAAGACGACTGGGGGTGCTACGGCGAGCAGCTCTGAGTCATCGCTTTCCCTAAGCCTTACCAGTCTCCGCAAGGAAGTGGGATGGTACTGGCTGGGGGAAAGAACTTCCGGTAACTGGTCGAGTGACGAGACGGATCAGATCGATGAGATCATCCAATCCGGTCTTCGCCAGTTTTACCATCCCCCGGCAGTACCAGGGGAGCGGGTGGGTTACAAGTGGAGTTTCCTCGAGCCGGTGACGACTCTCTCAACAGTTGACGGTACGGAGGATTACACCCTGCCTGCCAGTTTCGGCGGGATGCTGGGGCCACTGACCTATGCGGCAGCGGACAATCGGTGGTATCCGGTTGACCTGACGGGTGAGTATCGCATACGCATCCTTCGCCAGCGGGACTTTAATTCTCTCAAGAGTTATCCCCAGGCGGCTGCCGTGCGAGCCAAAACGAGCGACGGCAGCGA